AATCTCAATCCGAATTCAGAAACCAGTATCAAACCGATTTCCACCTCGAATTGATATTACAAACCTACAACAATAATACGATATAAACTAATAAAAATCAAAAAAATTGCTCAATATTTTCACTTATTTCTTCTTTGCTAATTTTAAGCCAGTTAATAACCACGTTTACAACTGAATTATATAAGTCGCTAAACTCTGTTTCATCCATTTGAGCAAACGAAATGCTTTTAGCACGTTTAACTGTTTGTCCTTTGATGTTTTCAGTCAATCGGTAATATCCCGCTTCGATTGTTAAATCCTCTCTTAAATCCTCTATATTAGAATATACGTCTTGATTGTTGTAAACTAAGTTTAGTAAAGCAAAAAACTTTTTATGAAAGCGATAGTTACGAGGGAGTTTATATTCAAACTCATAAGGCTCGTTTACTTTGATTTTTTTAGCCTTGTCATAATCACTATCGTATGCAACTTTGAAATATCCGTTTAATGTTTTTATAAGTGTAATTTTCATAATGCAAAATTAATAGGCTTGACGAACTCACATTTAACTTATTCCTGATACTTCCGAATACCGAAAGCGATAAGCACCTAATTATTAAATTCTAAAATGGCAAATCTGATTCCTCATTACTTGCGTTTAAAGTAGCGGGTTCTGGTTGCTCATTATTAGCTTTATCCTTTGTAATTTTCCAAGCCGATAAAGTAGTGTAGTATTTACCCTGATACTCGTTTGTATTTACATTAAATTCAACCGTAACCACATCGTTAACATTTTGATACTTTGTTAAGTTTTCTACTTTCTCATCCCCGAATACCTCGAAGCAATAAAGGTTGTTGTATTCCGCATCAGTTTTAACTAAAAAACTTTGCTTTATCCATTCGCCACCATCTTTTTTTGTTCCAGTTTGTGGCGTTAAAAATTCCGTTAATGTTCCTTTGATTTCTAAACTCATAATTTTACTTTTTTAAATTGTTTCTTTTGTTGAATAAATATTCGCTCAATTCTTTTGAGGCGTTTTTCTTTGCTCTATATAATTTTTGATATATAGGGTCGTCCTGATTGTTAAGCCACTCATTAGCTTCGACCACTTCAGTATGTTTAACTGATTGTCTTTGTTCGGAAGTTAAACTTAAATAGTTTTCTTCAGTCATTATTAAAAAATATTCTTTACCACCTATCATTTCAATTCTGTTTTAAGTTGGTTTTTCAAAGTTTCAGTAGCTACCTTTTCCGCAGCCGTAAATGATAAATAAGTTTTACCTAATTCATCTAAAGTTTTACACGCTTTTAAACGAGTTTCTAAACGTGGAATGTCAATCTTTACTTCTTTAGTTTGCGTTGGTTGTGATGCTTTATTACCGTCGTCATCTTCAGCTTGTAAACCTAATAACGATTGTAAAGTATAACGTCTGTAATAAGTAATTGCAGAACCTAACTTTTGAGGGTCTGTAATATTACCTAAAGGAATTTCGCTAATTACTTTTTGTGATGTTTCAACGTGGTAAATTTCACTTGTAACAACTCCGTTAATTATTGGCTGTAGCAATAACAATCCGTTTTCTTCAAGTAACGGCTCAACTTGTTGTATTAGACTGTTAATGTCAAAATACTTTGATTTAAAGAATGGATTTGTTTCTGTTTTAGATAACGTTCCAACTTCTTTTTTTACCTTTGATAAGGCGGTAAGTAATTCTTTCATAATGTTATTTTTAATGGTTAATTAATTCAAAGATAAGCAATTATCTATTTAGAAGCAAACTAAATTACTTTGAATTATCATAGGTAAATCCAAATCCTACTGCGCTAAATAATGCTCCAAAAGTTGCAATTAAAGCCCTTGTATCTTTATCCCAATTAGATAAATTAAATGTTACCTCAACAAAACATCCTACTAAATAAAATAATAAGAATGTAATTAATAATGCTAAAAATGATTTTGTTGTTTTGTTCATAATTTTTATTTTTTAAAGTGTTACATCTATATTATTAATATGCTCTTCCATAGTCATAGCTATTTCTGCTATAAACTCTTTGTGTCGTAGTAATTCCTTTTGTAACGCTTCGATTTGTAACGCTTGGAATATTTCTAAATCTGTTTTCGGTGTGGTTGTGTTTCCCATTGGTTAGTTATTTAAGGTTATTTTTTTTTAGTTTTACGCCCCAATCATCTTCTTCTTTATTTCCGGTATATTCAGTTACAGTAAATTTAATTGTTGATTTTACAATATAACCGATGCCACAACAATCTGAATAAGTAAGAGCCGAACCATTTTGGTTGTAAGTTTCTAGATTTCTAAAAACCCTATTTGGAATATCTATTTCCTCTCCGCAGTTTCTACATTTTGCCATTTTTCCTATTTATTTAAAGTTAATATTATTAAAACAACACACAAAGCTAATACTACATAGCAGAACTTTTCAAGTGTGTTTATGATTATTTTTTTATCGTGGTTTGTCATTCGATTGCTTTTTTGATTAGTTGTTCTGCTCTAAAAACTGTATCATTCATAGATGTTGGGTAATCTATTTCGTCCAAATCCATTAATAACTCCTTTAACATATCTAACATTTCAGGAGCGAAAGATATTAGTTTTGCGTTGAAAATTGTTTCATTATTTGGTATTCCATAATGAACTCCTTTTACCTCACAAATTGTATTTCCATCTTTAGAAATTATATTTTTCCAAAAAGCATCTTTATCTGTTTTTTTGCCGATTGTTTTTGTTTTATTCCAACTCCCTTTTGTTCCTTTAAATTCCATTATTTCTTAATTTTTAAAGTGTTAACATCAATTCCGAATTTATCAGCGATTTGCTCTAAAGTAAGCTCGGTAACTGTTGGGATGATTTCTGCCCAAGCTCCATCTTTATAAATACATTTATTACCAAAGTTTAATGAATTAGGATAATCAATTTCAAATTCAATATTTTTACTGTCATAAGTGTCAATTTTGCATGGATAACTATTATCTACTGTTATTATACTAACCCCCTCTTTAAACCCTCTTTTCTTAGCCTCGTTAATTAACGCTTCTGATACTTCGGGTTCGGTGGCTAAAGTCCAATTTTTATTATACCAAGATGTTTCGTCTTCTTTCATCCATTCTCTATGGTCATAAGAAAACCCATATCCAAAAAAATCAGTATTAGATTTTATTTTTGTAGCAAAAGCCAAAACTCCCCTATCTCCTTTATACCATCGTCCAACTTCCAACTCACTTTTAAAAACCTCTGGAAATTTTTCTTTTAGTTTATCTTGCCATTTAGGACACGCTTCGGAATACGCTTCTTTTATAAACTCCTCGTCAACAAAAGGATTAGTTAAAAATGCGGATGGGTAAATATCATCTTCATAAACTTGACCTTTTAAAGTATAACAACAACTTTTAGTTCTAATAGGATGTTTTGATTTATCAATTTCAGTTACCTTTTCAAACCCCTCTTGAATAGTCCATATACTATCCCCTACTTTTACGTTGCTTAAATCTGATTTCATCTCAATAAATTTTTAATGTTAGTTAATTTGTTTTTTAAATAATCGTTGTCAATAGCGTTTGCATAATCGCTTAGTTCGGTAATGTGAACACTTGCCCGTCTTTGATTTCCTTTATTAAAAGCAATTGCATTCTCTAAAGGCTCAATATTTCCAGTTTCTTTGTAGTGTTCTAAACACTCCCAAAGGCAAGTACTATCGAAAAAAGTTTCGTAACTATCTCTCGGGTCGTTTTTATACTTATCCATTTTTCTTAGGTGTTAGGTATGGTTTAGACAATTCTTTTACTTCGTCTTTAATGCAGGACGGAATAGTTATCCTTTCCGTTGGGACGGTGTAGTCTTTTTTTCTACCCGCCCCTCTTTCGTTGTGTTTTTTCATATTAAAAATCAATTTCGTTATTAATTAAACTTTTCTCAATTAATATAATTCTTTGTTCGGCTAAAAACATTCCGATTTCAAACCATTCTATTAGGTGATTGTCTTCTGTTTTTGCTTTTGCGTTTTGTAGGCCTCTTGTTTGGGTTCCTAAGTCTTCTTTTGCCTTTTCTAATTCGTTAATTAAAGCTTCTCTGTGGTTTTTATTTAATTCCATAATTTCTATTTGTTATTTGATTACCATACAAAGATAAGAACTCAATTTAATTACGCAAATTAATTTAAGTAAAATAATTAAGAAATAGCTTATTTATACTAATTCTAAATAATAATAGCTTGTATATTAAAAAAATTACTATCTTTGTTAAGCGGATAGTTTAGACTAATTACCTAAATGAAACCCGAAGCGTTTACGGTTTCCGCATTTCTTTTTAAACGCATTTAATTAAACGCAAAAATACAATGGAAGAAATTTGGAAAGACATTCCTAACTATGAAGGTTATTATCAAATTAGTAATTTAGGAAAAGTAAAGAGGCTTAAAAGAAAAACAATAAGACCTAAAGGATTTGCAAACATAGAAGAAATAATATTAAAATCTGGGTTAGCTAAATCTGGATATTTAACAGTATCTTTAACTAAAGATAAAAAAGCAAAAACGCATACAATGCATCAATTAGTTGCTATAACTTTTTTAAATCATAAACCTTGCGGTTATGATTCTGTTATAGACCATATAGATAATGATAAGTTAAACAATAAAATTGATAATTTACAAATAACAACCGTTAGACATAACTCATCAAAAGATAGAAAAAATACCTCAAGTAAATATACTGGCGTTTGTTTTGTTAAAAGAGAAAATAAATGGTCGGCAAGTATAGTAATAAATAAAAAAAACGTATCATTAGGGCAATATAAAAATGAATACGACGCTCATTTAGCTTATCAAAATAAATTAAAAGAAATAATAGTTTAATCAAAAAAAAATATTACTTTTGAAATATGATAATAACATTAAGTCGTTGGATAAATAATGAATTAGAAGAAGACAATTTGTTGGTAACTAATAATATTATGCCAGACGGTTATTATGAAAGCGATAGGATAAGATTAGACCGAATAGATAAATATGCTATAAGCGACGATAAGACTGAAATTATATTAACTATAGGTGGTAATGAGTTCTTTTACGATTATTGTAAAAACGGACACGATAAAATAAAAAGGTATTTTGATTTACTGAATACAGATATTAACTGAATACATTATGAAAACATTAAACTTAAAAATAACAAACTGTAAAGAATGTCCTTATTTTAATTATGATTCACAAAAAGAAGAGTATAAATGCTCTAATTTGGATAAACTCCTATTTACGGATGATTATCTTAAAGATAGTGAACTAATAGTTTTTAAAGACTGTCCTTTACCGAATACTAACTAACGGCTATCGTAATTTAAAATGATAGTTTACCTACTTTGAAAAGAGTAGGTTTAACGTGTTTATATGAATTAACAATGGCAAGACCAAGTGAATATAATTTTAATTTATGTATTGAGATATGCGATGAAGTGGCAAATGGTTTCAATATAAAAACTGTATTAGCTTCTAAACAATCATATCCATCATTTCAAACTTGGTGTAATTGGAAACGAGAACACACTCAATTGTTTGACCTATACACGCGAAGCATTCAAGACAAAGCAGAAAGTGTTGATGAAGAAATAGATTTAATAATGTCAGAAGTAAAATCAGGGGATATTGACGCTCCAACTGGTAGATTGCTTATTGATACTTTAAAATGGAAAGCATCTAAATATTACCCTAAAATGTTTGGAGATAAAACAGACATTACTTCAGGTGGAGAAAAGATACAATCAGCACCAACTTCAATACAAGTTGAAATAGTTAAAAATGAAAATACAAGCGACTGAAGTATTTGACAAAAATTGGAACGCTTTACAAAGCCAAAAGTATAAATACATTGTAAATAGTGGCTCATCACGTTCAAGTAAAACGTTTTCAATACTTCAGATATTTTGGATATTAGCATGGACAAAACCATTAACAAAGTTAGCTGTATTCCGTAATACTAAAAAAGACTGTAAAGATACTATTCTACAAGATATGCTTAAATATTACCCAACTTTAGATAATTGGGACGATGTTAAGTATAATAAAACAGAAAGTACTTTATCGTTTCCAAATGGCTCTACAATATACATAGAGGGTACTGACGATGAGTTAAAAGTACACGGTTATAATTCAGATTACTTATGGTTTAATGAGATCTACAAAGTGCCCTTAGAGGTGTTTAATCAATTAGATATGCGTTGTAGCGGAACGATATTTTTAGACTACAATCCTTTGGGTAAAATGTGGAGTGATGATTTGGTTAAGCAGGATAATGCTATTGTGATACATTCAACGTTTAAAGACAATCCATTTTGCCCTGCTGAACAAAAGAAAAAGATACTGTCATACGAGCCAACTGAATACAATATACAGCAAAATACAGCTTCAAATTATCTTTGGACGGTTTATGGATTAGGATTAAAAGCTGAAAAGCCAAATAGAATATTTAAAGATTGGCAAATAATGTCAGATAAAGAATTTAACGACTTGCCATATCAAAGCTATTATGCAACTGATTTCGGATTGTCAGCACCAACGGCAAACATCGAGTTTAAATTTGACGGAGATAAAACTTTCTTTTTTCATCAAAGGTTATACAAACCGATGAACCAAATGACAGGAACTTTAACCGATGAGTTTGATAGTTTAGGATTGATTAAATCAAAAGAAAACATTTCAGATAGTGGGAATGAACTAAACAAATCAGAGGGACAAAAGCTAAAGAATGCGGGTTATAACATAATATTTGCACAAAAGGGACACGGAAGTATTAACGCTGGTATTGAAACACTACAGAAATGTAATGTTTATTATACGTCAAGTTCTATCGATTTAGAGCAGGAATATGAGAATTACAGTTGGAAAATGTGGCAAGGTATTCAAATGGACGTACCAGAGGATAACTGTAACGACCACGCTTTAGATTGTTGTAGAATGGGTGTAAGTTGGTATGTTAAAACAAGATATTTGAGCATTTAGAAAAAAAAGTTTAATTATTTAGATTTATTCTAAATAAGTTTTATATATTTGTCACAATTACTGTTGCGATAACAGAGATTATTTTTTTATGGTAATAAAATCAATTAGTTTATTTGGTAAACAAATCCTACGGGTTGAACGCAACCGAGCGGGAGTGTTTTCGTATGAATTTTTAAACGGTGATACATTTGTTGATAATGGTAAGTATTTAGAATTGTCGATGTGCAATCCAGTACTTATGACTATTGTTGCGCTTCGTAGCCGTTTATATTCTCAAATGGAAATTAAGCACGTTAACTTAAAAGGCGTGGTTATTGAGAATAGCCCGTATATTAAACTATTAAACAGTCCTAACTTCTTTCAATCTAAAGAAGACTTCTTTTTCCAACAAATGTGGTTTTTGTCAACGGCAGGAACTAACAATATTTACCAAAAGAAAGCATTTACAAATGATATTCCAAAAGCTATTTATAACCTTATACCAAGTGAAATAGATTATAACAAAGCGAATAAGGTAAATAAGTTTATTGTTACCGATAAAGATAAAAAAGCATTTGGAGACAGAACAATAAAATATACTTTAGATGATACTACTTATGATTTGAAGTTAAGCGATATAATTCCGTTATATGACCTATCAAACGGTTTGACCGATAACGCTTTCTTTCAAAGTCCAAGTAGGGTAAAAGGGATTGTAAAAGTTCTGAACAACATAGAAAAAAACATTTACAGTAAAGGCGTTAACCTTGATATGAGCAGTAAGTATTTAGGAACAAATACTGGTACTGGTAATGAAGCTCAATTACAAAAAGGAGATAGAACCTCAATAGAAAATGTTATTAGCGCAAAGTCTTTAGTGTTAACAAATCAATCAACAGTTAGTGTTCAGCATTTAGTTACAAATCTTAAAAACTTGTATTTAGATGAGCAATTTGCCGATGACGCTAATAAGTGTTTATTGGCATTTGAAATGAATAAAAACGTTTTAAACTACTTCGCTAAAGACAGTACATTCGATAACCAAAGTCAAGGAACTATAAGCTACATTCAAACTCTCTATTTGGAAATTCTTTTACAGTTATCATTTTCTCACTACTTTATCAGTTAGTAATATTCTTTTTTTATCAATAAGCGATTGTTTTAATTGTGGATTAATATCCTTTTTATCTAACTGCTTATTTATTTCGTTTAGTGTTAACTTCGTACTCATAACCCTAATTTTAGTTTAAATTCATCGCTCATCTTTTTAGCTTCTGCCGTTGTTAAAGTTCCGTTTTCAATCGCTACTTTTAAAGCGTCCTGCATCTCCCCAAATGAAGCTATCTTATCATTTACTACTGGTTGCATAACAGCTAAATGGTCATAAGAAGCTATTAACTTCTCATTACGTTCAAATAATCCCCATTGTT